TAATTCTATTATTATATCTTTATCATTATTTTCTTCAGTTAAATCAAGTTTATTTTTGTTTGGGGGAGTAATTGAACCAGGTGGTAATTTGTTTACATCTGAGTTTTGATCAGATGATGTAGTAGAAGGGTCAAAAATATCAGTATATCCATCAGAATTACGTTCGTATGGAAAAACATTTTGCTCACGAAATAGATCCTCGTTTCCTCTATATTGTAAACCTGGATCTTTTTTATTCTCATAAGGAAGATAACTTATAAATCCATTATCTCTATCAATAAGAAGTATGATACCATTTTTAGATAATTCTTTATCCAACTCTTTATAATTTTTTTCATCTAATAAATTTTGTTGTTTATCTGTTAATTTACCATCTTGTTGCTGCTTCAACATTTCTATTCCATCCATTATGAGTTTCTCTTTATCTAAATCATCACTACTCTCATCATCGTCTTCCTGAGTGTCCTCACTTCCCTCACCACTACCTTCAATATCATCCTCAGTATTACTCTCCAACAATTGATCATATAAATCTCTTATTCCAAGTTCATCTGCTAATTCCTTTTCACTCTTATCTGAGAAGTTTCTTATATCTCTTATTGTTGTGAGAGTTATTTTTGTAAATGCATCCTGTACTTTACGCATAAATTTCTCAATCTGATTTTTAACATTTTCAAAATCAAATTTACTCACTAATTCACTCATCTCAGAAAATCTTACCCCAAGTCCTGTGAAAAAATCTATCGTGCCTGTTACAAATCCACCAATAACATCAAAGAATTTCTTGAGTCTCTTCATCACACCTTCTGCTAATTTAATAATCTTAGGTAGATTCAACACTACCCACCCGATCAAAACAGTCGCTAGGAAATCAAGTATCCTTCCTAAAAATCCTTTGGTTTGATTTCTTACTGCTCTAGCTCTTGCCTTAAAAGCACCCATCACACCACCAGCTTCGATTAAATCTTCCTTTTCTCTCCTTCTCATATTATCTCTTCTTCTAGCAAACAACTTAGAAGACATTGATAATGATTCTCTCTTAGCTTCATTTCTTTTTGTAACGTTCTCTGATATCTGATCTGAGTTTATTTTAGCAGTCTTAATTGACTCTGATAATCCAGATAATGATCTCTTTATTGAATCTAAATTTAAATTTGATCTCATCATACCATCGGAACGTTATACTGAATATGAGAATATGCTATGTACATATTATTACGATTGAATGAAGGAGCAAACATTAGTAAAGCTGCTCTACCTTCTGGACCAAAAGGTGCAGGTTGTGCTGGTTTGGCTTGATTTACAATTATATTATTAGTTCTTATTTTATCAATTTGTGTTGATATATCTTGAGAGACATCACCACTTATAGCCTCTAATCCAGCAGATTGAGTGATTAAATCATATCCTGTGGTTGCTAGTGGGTATCCTAAGAGAGGTCCAAGTGTTGATATTCCAAATCCCAATACTTTCACACCAAAATTAGGACTAGACATCAAACGACGACCAACACTACCTGAAAGGATGAATGATAAAAGACCACCACTAGCTCCTGTTAACTCTCTTTTAGGATCACCGCCCTGTCTTATTTGATTTGCTGCAAACCCAAAGTTTGCTAACGCTGCAAAAATTGTACCTAAACGATTCGTGTTCCTAGTTTTATTTTTATTATTTGGTTTTACATTTTGTGGATTAACATTGGGTGGAATAGGAGGAACATTAAATAAACCTGATGCTCCCACAGCTATTGCTGCAACTAATCCCTTTGCAATATTAAATATCAATTTAATTGGTTTTATTAATAAATTAGATACCGCTACCTGTGTAAGGAATGATGCTAGTCTAGTCAAAGAGTTAAGTGCGATTAATAATCCACCATTAATCGCCAGAAATATACCACCTGCTGCTGCGAGTTGTCCAACTATCGTATCACCAATCTTCTTCAATGCTTCCTTATCATCATTTACTAAAGCAGTTATTAAATTAAGTGTTCTTCCTACTAAAAAACCTCCTAACAATACATTGAAGAAATTTATTAGTCTCGATAAAGTAAATGTTGCCTTTGCTCCTATTCTCTGCACTGGTGCAAATAAAGCTGCTTGTATTCCTCTCTCTAAATTATTCTCTGCACCTCTCCTTAAGTTACGATCAGCGAGCATCATTTCTTGCTTTCGCTCTTGAGCCATTCTTAAATTCTCTATCGCTGCTGATTGTTTAATTTGTTCAGCAACTTGAACTAGAGATTTATTAAGTGCGGATATTTGCATCGTAACAGCCGCTAGTGTGCTGTTTATTGAAGTTATTGCTGTTTGATTAGATTTTACAGCTGCAGAAAGTTCCTCATCACCCTCAGCACTTTGTCTTTGAAATAGTGCTAGAGATGAGATTGGTCTTCTTGGAGGTGCAGAAATGTTAAAACTCGTAAATGCTGCTGGTGCTATTCGTTGTTCTTTCTGTTCCTCTTCTTGTTGACCCTCCTGTTGCTGGTCTTCATCCATTAATACCTCTTTCCTGCTGAGCCTTCAGTTTTTCCTCCTCAATATATTGTTGGAGCAATGTGAGATAGATGTCTCTCTCCCACGGAATCATATTTTCTAGCTCTGTCAAACTATATTTATGGTGTTGCATCAAGGCAAAATTTGTTTTGTAGTATGACTCTAGATCCTCGTGAGCCATACCTAGACGAAAAAAGAGTTTAACCCCTCCAACGTAACATCACTTTCAACTTTTGTATTTGGGTTAATTACTTTAAATGTGTGAGATAATCTAGGCATGGTTTCAAAGAATTTTTCTATTTTCTTAAATTGATTTGAATCTAATTGCTCTAGAAAATCTTGCATTTCATCTTTTGTGCAGTCTGCTGCTGACCAAGACTCCTCTTCACTATAAACTTGTTCGATACAAGATGCAACCATATCAAAAGTATCATCAACTTTCATCTCAGTGCTGAAGTTGTTCTTTATAAATTCACCCATCGCTGGATACTTCATTCTCATACTTAAATTACCATCAAGTGGTATATCAACACTATGATCATCATCTTTCTTAATTTTGATATCATCCAAATTGATCATCACAGGTACTTTAGTCGTATTATCGTCAGGGCAAGTGATTAATACTTCAACACTCTCACCCACAGATTTACCACGAATATTTAAAAACAAATATTCAATATCAAATGTGGATAGTTTATCTACACTAATTCCCTTTGTTAAAATGCAACTTCCTAACACATCTTTTACTGCTTGTGCAATCTGCTTATCATCCTGACTCTCCATCGCAATGATAAGTATCTTTTCCTCCTTAACTAGAAAAGGTCTGTATTTTATATTCTTTCCACTTGAAGGAATCGTCAATCCATAAGTTGGAGTGCTAATCTTTGGTAAAGGCATAATATATTACTAAATTGTATATTATATAGTTGGTTATTCGATAACTGTTTCTACAAAACCACCTGCTTGTATTATAGCAGCTTCTTTGTTAGTTAGTCCACTGTCATCTGCTATTGCTTTGACTTCCTCTTTTCTTTGTCTTTCCTTCTTAAATGTCTCTTTCAAGTTGTTATATCTACCACGATACTTATCGTAACTCGAATATTTACCAGCAGTGTATCTATCAAACATAAACGTAGCAGTTGCTTTTAAAATATCAGATCCCTCATACTTAACAGGTATTGCATTTATTTGTTGTGGAAACATACCATAGAAGTTATATTGCATTTCTTCATTGTAGTCTCTATCAAATTTTATTATCTTAGTTTGATATGCTTTATAATCATCAGGATACTCCATTCTGAAGTAATAATCTTTTCTATCTTTATCTTCACCTGATGCGTTTGCAATAAATTCTATCCAATGCTCTAAAAACTTCAAACTCTTATACTCACTATCAACATAAAATTCCAAGTTTATCTTAGTGAATACCTTTGTATGAGCCATATTTTCCGTAACACCCATGAAGTTACCAACTATCTGACTAGTTGCTAGAGTCGCACCAGGTAACACTGCATTGTTGCAAAGTAACCCTGATGTTTCAGTAATGAATCTATAATCAACTCCACGAACATTTAAATGTTGTCTCACACCAAGAGGTAATCCACCAAATATCAATTGATAATGTGATGTTTGTGCTAAATTTGTAAATGTAGGTTTGAAATCATCAATTCTGCGAGGTTTAACCACTCTAAATACCTAAAACTTGTCTTATTATTATTTAGATGTCTTACAAGGGTAAATATCAACCATCTTATCCTCGCAAGTACAAGGGTAATCCTACAAACATAGTTTATAGGTCACTTTGGGAGAGAAAATTCATGGTTTATTGTGATAATAATGAACGAATACTTGAATGGGGAAGTGAAGAGATGTACGTTTGGTATCGTTCACCGATTGATAATAGACCACACAGATACTTTCCAGATTTCTATATTAAAGTAAAAGAAAGCACAGGTGCTATCAAAAAATATATTATAGAAATCAAACCAAATAAACAAACAAAACCACCAGCAAAACCAAAAAGACAGACAAAGGGTTATCTACGTGAAGCATATGAATACGCAAAGAATCAAGCAAAATGGGAAGCAGCAGATGAATGGTGTAAAGATCGTGGATATGAATTCAAAGTATTTACAGAGAAAGAGTTAGGTATAAAATATGGCACGTAGAAAAGCGACACGATTATCACCGAAAGCACTTCTTCGACTTAGATCAAAATTAGTTCAGGAAGGATATGGTAATTTTTTGTTTTCAGAAGATACATTAACAAAAGCGTACAATTTAGAAACAAATAGACCTGAAGACACAATTGAAAATCGTATTCGTCCTGTTTCAGATAGTCTTTTATCAATTAAGAATCCAGATGAACTTGCAGAAAGAGTTAAAAGTGTTCTCATTGAAGGTCCTGTAGTTCCGATACCAGGCTCTTACTACATGTTTCGATATATGGCGAAAACACCAGAGATTAAATTTGACTTAAATCCTCTAGTTCAAGTGACTGAAGTATTTTCATATGGATTCATAGCATACAACTTTCACTGGGGTAGAAATAGAAAATACACGTATCCAGAGGTGCAAGGTGGATTATATCAAGTGACTGCAGATGAGTTGAGAGACCTTGAACTGATACCATTTCAGAATTTCCAGATGAAACCTCCTAAATAGTTAAAAAAAGATATGGCTGATATTTTAGACGAAGTTGCTCAATATACTGACTCGTCATCATTCGATAGAATTGATGCTAGTACTTTTGCGTCTACACCAGCATCAACCACGACAACTACAACAGGTAAGAAAGAAGAAGGGGGAGCAAGAAAAACTAAAGTATTATCATATCCATTATCAAGAAGGGATGATCAAGATACAGATTATTTGGAGATAGTAATAGCAGAGTATGTTCCACCAGGTTTACAATTACAAGGAGTATCATTTTCCAATCTATCCAATAACAAAAGTTCTGGTGAAAGCTCGAACTTAGTATCAACAACATCTGAATCACAATTAGTGTTCCAAAAAGGTAGTGGTGATTCCAAAGAAGAGATTGATGCAAAGGATGCAAGTTTTGCTCTTAGGACAGGAAGTCAGTCAAATCGAAAAAAGAAAAAAATAAAAAGTATAATAAATTTACCAATCCCTAGAAATGTAACTGACACTCAGGGTGTACAATATGGGGAATCTTCATTAAATCCGTTAGAGGCAGTTGGATTATCTGCTGTAGCAGGTGGAGTTGATCCAGCAGGTAGTGTTGATGCTCTAAAAAATGCGTTCATTACACTTTCTGAGGGTGCTGGTGAGATGTTACAAGATCCGAACACAAGAGGTGCTATTGGTGCTGCAATCGCAGGAACCGCCATCGGAGCACTTGGAGGTAACGTCAGTGCAGATCAACTTATTTCAAGAGCAACGGGTCAAATACTAAATCCAAATCTTGAATTATTATTCAATGGAGTTGGTATCAGAACGTTCCCATTCTCTTTTCAATTTTTCCCTAGAAATAGATCAGAAGGACAAGTGGTCATGGATATTATCAGAACTTTAAAAATAGAAATGGCTCCATCTCGCACCGTTGAGAGTGAGACTAAAGGTGTATTCATAAAAGCACCTAGTGTTTTTCATTTAAAGTATAAAAAAGGAAGTTCTCCACATCCATTTTTAAATCGTTTCCTACCCGCAGTTTTGAGTGATATGAAAGTAAATTATACTGCTGCTGGATCACATTCCACATTTTATGATGGTACACCTACTCATATTCAAGTTGACTTGCAATTCAAAGAACTCAATCCAATCTTTAGAGAGGATTATGGATCTGTAGGAGGAGTTGGATACTAATGTCTTACTTTAGAGAACTACCAAATATTGATTATCAATCACCACTCTCTTCAAGAGCATCATCAAGAGATTATGTTGAGGTGAAAAATCTTTTTCGTAGAGTAAAATTACGTGATGATTTAAAAGGTTCAATCACTTATTTACAAAATTATTATATAAGAGATGGATTTAGACCTGATCAAGTAGCGTTAGATTTATATGGACAATCTGATCTTGATTGGATTGTTATTCATTCTGCTGGAATTGTAAATATAAGAGATGAGTGGCCACTTACCAGTAAAGAAATTTATGATTATTCTTTGAACAAATATGGAAATGATTTAAGTCAAATAAAATATTATGTTACTGAAGAGGTGAAAGATTCATCTGGAAACATATATCTACCAGAGGGAAAAGTTGTTGATTCTGATTTTACTATTCCAGATCCAACATCGCCAACTGCAACTCTTAATCCAGTGGCTGGAGTTACTAATTATGAATATGAAGCTAAGATAAACGAAGATAAGAGAAATATAACAGTTCTACGACCATCATATAAAAATATATTCTTACTTGATATGAGAAATATTATGACTTATGATAAATCTTCTCAATATATTAACGGTAATCTTGTTAGAACAGAGAATACTAGAAATACAGATCCAAATTAAAAGACCGTAGATTTCTCTACGGTCTGATTTTACTTAAGTAGTAAATTTAAATATGCTGCTATAACTAACAAGGTTAGACAGAGTTGATTGTATCTCACTCTTCAGCAAGTCTAGCGAAGTATGAAAGAGTATCTTCTTCATCTGATTCTGCAGCAGCAGTAACTGGTGCTGAGGTAGATGTAGTAGCAGCAGTAACAACTTGCTCTGCTCTTTCTCTCTCAATAAGTTCAACTTCATCTTCAACTTCTGCATCTTGACGAGGTGCAGCATTTCCAAGAACATAACCAAGACGCTTCTTCAATTCTTCATATGACTTGAACTGATCTGCAGCGACCAACTCAGCAAGGGAGAACTGCTTCTTCCATAATGCTTCAAGAGCATCGTCATCATCTAGGATAGGACTAGGTGCAGCGAACTCAGAACTATCATAGTTTCTGTAACCTGCTACATTCTTTGCCTTCAACTTGAAGTTAGCACCCTGCCAGAAATCAAATGGGTCGATTGCTTCTTCGTCTTCAAACTCAGGTTGCATCGCAGCAGTAAGTTTATCAAAGATTTTCTTACCATACTTGAATAGGAATACTTTCCCTTCATTATCTGGATTTGCAGGATCCTTCACAACATATATGTTGGAAATGTAAGTTAGTTTACGCTTTTGCTTTCTTGCTAACTCTTTTCCAGCATCTGTACCGTTATTCCACAAAGATGTGTTGTATTCGGATACTGGGTCTTTCTGACCTAGTGAAGTCAGAGAGTTTTCAATATACCAACCACCAGGTCCTTGGAAGGCATGTGAATATAATTTTACAAATGGTAAATCTTCACCATTTGGTGCAGGTAGAAATCTGATAACAGCATAACCGTTACCTGACTTATCAACGTCTAGTTTCCATAGACGGTCATCACCTGACCCTCCATTATTATTCATCTTCTCGACCTGCTTCACTAATTTAGCGGTCAAAGAACCTAATTTGGATTGTTTTTTTA